TAAACATATTAGCAATCATAAATCGAATATACAAACACATTTGTATAGAGCATTTCATAAGTATGGGTGTGAAAATTTTTCAATAGAATTGTTAGAGGAAATATTAGACGAAACAAAAGTGAATGATAAAGAAATTGAATACATATCTAAATTATCCCCTCAATATAATATGACAAAAGGAGGCGATGGTGGTAATACTATACCATTTTTTACAGATGAAATGCGAATAGCATGTATAGAACGATCTACTGGAAAAAATAACCCAATGTACGGAAAAAGAGGACCACTAAATCCAAAATATGGTAAAACATATAGAAAATGTCCAAAAATATCCAAAGCATTATGCAATCCGTGTATGTGTGATGGAATTCGATTTGAAGGAATCGGATTAGCAGAAACATATTTTAAAAATAAAGGCATAAAAGTATCTGTCAGAAAAAGACTAAACAGTAAATATCATCCAACATGGTTTAGACTTGTACCAAAAAGAAAATATCCCAATTCATATTAATCCTCGTAGGTAGAGGTAGTTTCCATTGCAAACCAATACTTCAAAGACAATGTATTGTTTGAAAATTCACCAACAATATTCTTTGAGAACGAAACGGTATAATCTCCAGAGACGATGCGGATATTATCCATCTTGAAATTTAATCTGAACTTTGAAGTTCCTGCGTAATTATCCGCAACAATAGTCTTGTACGAATTCGTAGTAGGATCTGAGATATCACAGACTACTGCATAGATCTTTCCGTTGTCATTCTGAAATGACAGATCCGGCAATTGCATAACAGAAGATGCTTTTTGTAATTCAGCGAGCAATTTATCTGATAGATTGATCACAATGTCAGTCTTTGGCATATTGACATTCTTTGTTGGAACAGTCAATAGTCTTGGTTCTGAGTAGAAGTAATGAACTACCGAGTCCGTGTTTGCGTCCGAGATCTTCACATTCTTATCACCGAACGTAAATACAGGTGAATTAAACAGACTGATGACTCCGAGAAACTTATTCAAATCCCAGATTCCGAATTCTTGAGGAAAGTCTTCTGGTAGAATTGCTTCTGCCATTCCGTTCTTAGAAGGAGTAATAGTCTTAATGACATTACCTACCTTAACTAAGATATTGGAATTAAGTGAAGAAAAGTTCTTCAAAATTCCTAGGGTTTGCTTACTTACCGTGAACGTTTTTTGTGTGGTTGTTTTCATAATTTATTCCTCGTTTATATTGTAGTCTCTATCTTGTCTGTTGTCAAGGAAATCTTGAACATAGTTTCTAAAGGTTCCTTTGCCTTTATTTTTATTAGATTTTTTTTCTTTGTTCTCTGATGACTTTGATTTTCTTTTACGATACATCTCTCCGTCATTATTTTTATAATAATCTGGTTTCATGTGAATTCCTGAACACTATCCATCAAATTAACAAGTTTATGTTGGATCATATAATCTAAAATAGATCCTCGATTTGGAGTATGTGCATTGTAGAGTTCTATGATCTCGTCTTCAATATCCTGGGGAATAAAAGAGAAGTCAATAAGAGTTTGGTTACGTTTCCAATTCTGTGCATACTTGCTAGATTCTATATTAGTTATACAAGAAAAGACATCTTCCATGACTTTCTTAGTAACTTTATTTTGTCTTTTATCTTTGTCTACAATACTGGAGTCGCAGGAAACTATATTAGGAATACCATCAGAAGAATCTCCTTTGATAATATGTTCATATAGGAACAGTTTTGGATTCTCACAGACTAGAAATTCTTTTTTAAAGGTACTATATTGTTTAATATTTGGGAATATTTGTAATTGTTGAAAATCTTTATCGTTTGAGACAATTAAAATCTTTTCTTGATTGTGGAAAGTCTTCGCTAAAACAGCAATCACGTCATCGGCCTCAGCGCCTTCTAGTCGTATATTCTTATACGGAAAAACCTCTATGATCTCATTTCTGATTGTAGCCATACTGGAATATATTTGGGCCCAGTCTATATCAGAAGACTTTTGTTTATCTTTACGATTTTGTTTATATAAAGGAAAATGTACCTTTCTCCAACATTTAGGAGAGTCGTTGCATATTACTAGTTCCCCATATTCTTTATGAAATTTTCTACGGATCATTCGATAAGAATTCAAGACCATGTGGCGAATGAAATCGTCATTTATGGTTGGATTATCTTTTATGGAATGAAAGATGTTTGCTAGTATAATCTGACTATTGTCTATTAAAATCATAGTTCTAGTATATCACATAGAAAGAAAAATGTCAATCACTTACCCAAACATATTGATTATATAAATTATCATTTTTAATATACGTATAAACCAATGAGGTAATAGTACTCTCCCATCGATCTCCTGGTCTCTTAAGGCCCTTTGGTTCAGTTTCGGATATATCGTATCTAGGAGGAACGTCAAATATTTCTTTCCATTCGGTAGAAATACTGAACGGTTCTCTCGTTGTATTTTTAACAGCAACAAAAAATCTATTTCTATAATAAACTACATCATTAGTTTTATAAGATCTAGGTGTTCCGTTTGTATTATGTGTTTGAAAATATCTTATCACAGACACATCTTCTATTAATTTAATAGATATTATAGTATTAACATTTCGTGTTGCAACAATACCAACATTAGGAATATTTGATACATTTGCAATATCATTTGATGGATTTGTATTATTATAAATTGCAAAACCACCCGAAGAAGTAGTAGTTGTAGGTATAATACTACTAGTAGTAGTAGTAGTAGGTATATTAGGAGTGTAATACGTGCTCATACTATTATATAGTAAAAGTACTTAATATAACACAAACATTAGATAATCGTGTATTTGTTGTTAATTCTTTACCTTTCAAAGAACTCCACATACTTTCCATGAATTTTTTGTTCTTTGGGTTTATTTGAGCAAACAACAGTTCTGGTTTTCTTACTTTCTTTTTAAGTGCAAAGTTAACATTAAGTAAACTTGTTCCTTTTACAGAAAACCCTGAATTAGATAAATATTGAGTAAAAAATCGTGTCTTTGTGTTATATGTGTATAAGACATTAGCGCCAATTATATCTGTTTTTGGAACAGAAAGAATACCCAATACGTCACACCTATCTTGAATGTGTAATTTTTTCACCAACTGATCTGGTTTTTTAGGTTTAAGTTTTCTTGGTTTTCTCACCACAATAGAAGTAGTGTTGATTTTCGATAAAATACTTTCTAAAAATGAAATATAATTTGTCAATTGTTTGGGTGTCATATAAGAATACCCCTCAACTAACTGTTCGTCTTTTTTCGTTTTTGCTAATTTAGCATCCACGATCATTCTGGTTAAAAGATCTTTCGTTGATTGATGAGATGATGTCATAAGATTATATTTTTTCAAAATACCAGAAATATCATTGTTTGGTTTTTTATTCAATATTATCAAATCTATTTGATTATCTATTAATGAATTTAAGTCTCCTAGAAAATTTCGTATTTGTCTAGAATCCTTGATATCCTTTTCTTTACGGGATTGTTCTTTTTTTGTAAGTTTATCTTTATTTAATTTTTCTAAATCCTCTAAGAATTGGTCTAAACTTTTTTGTTCTACTATTGGTAGTTTTATTCCATCGAATTGCATTTTTGCATATATTCCGTATGGTGTGTATTTTTTTGCCTGTAACGAGGAATAGTCGTCTATGTTTTTATTCTTACCTTTAACATATTGCAGAATACTTTGTTTTGCTTGTTGGTCTGTTATTTTTTCTGAATATATTAAAAATATAGAAAAGAATTCATTTTCATATTCTTTTGTTCCATATTTACTTGTTGGTACTGTAGGAGATTGTTTTGTTATTTTTTTAGTCATAGTTAACATCTATATAGTATATCATAAAGAAAACAATATTGCAAGTACGATTAAATCGTTAACATTTTACTAAAATTATTTTTCTTTTCAAATAAAACCATATTTTGAAATTTATCTGCAAGTTGATCGGATTTATGACTTATTATGAATATATTAGATTTGTTTCCTATGGCGTTTATTATTTTCATTAGTTCTTCCATACCACCAGAATCTAATGAAGAATCGAAAACTTCATCTAGGATTAGTAGATTACAATTTATGCTATTTTTTGCACGTGCGATTTCTCTCCACGCTAAAAGTAAAGATAAATCTATTCTCATCTTTTCTCCTTCAGAAAAATTTTCATAAGAAAAAGTATCTCTATTTCTGCTTTTTATTTCTTCATTAAAATTTTCATCTAAATTAAACTGTGCAAAGAAATCCATAGAGGTTAAAAATTTATTAATATAGGCATTAATATATGGTAAATAATATTTAATTATTTTGCTTTTAACACCCCCATCTTTTAATAATTCAAATACAGATTCGTTGTATATAAGATCGGATTGTAGGTCTTCTTTTTGTGTAATCAGTACAGATAAATCATTTTTATATTTTTCTAATTTATTTTCTTCAAGATCAATATCTTTATCTTGTTCTGTTTTTGTTTCTTTTTTAGAATGTAACGAAACTAATTGAGATTTATAATTTTCAATAGATGATTCTTTTTTTCCTAACAACACCTGTAATGTAGTTACAATGTCTAGTTGATTATTTACCTCTGTCAATTTATCACCGACATCAGTCCACTTAGATAAAAGATCAACGGTTGCAAGTTCTAGATCTTTCTTTTTGTTCTGTTTTGTAGTTATCTGTTGTGTTCTAAACTCATTATCTATATTTTGACGACACATTGGACATTTATCATTTTCAATAAAAAACTGAAGATCTTTTGTCAAAGTTTTGATATTCAATGATAATTTTGTATGTAAATCTTTAACTTTTTCTATTTTAAGTTTTAATTCGTCTTTGTGTTTTGTTTTTGATTTTATATCTGTAATCTTTGTGTCTATTTTTGATGATTCCGATTCTATTACTGATAATTGTTTTTTTAGTTCATTTATTTCACTGTTTAATAAATCTGACTGATCTTTACTTTTATTTACAATATTGTTGACATATTGTGTTTGTATTTCTATTTTATTTTTTTCTATTTCAATTTTATTTGATATATTTTTGATTATCTCTTTAGTTTGCATTATCTTTCCTTTTAAGATAAGGTTCATAGTAGAGAATACATCTATGTCTAGTATATTTTCAATAACACCGCGTCTGTCATTTGCTGTTAATTGCATAAACGGAACAAAGGACGAACTACCAAGAATGACCACTTGTGTGAACGTTTTATAGTTCATTTTTAATATAGAATCTTCTAATATAGATTGATAATCTATACTCTTAGAATCTTGGTCTAATAGAATATTATTTTTATAAATTTCAAATATTTTTGGATTTATACCACGTTTAATTAAATAAAGGTCGGTACCTTTTTGAAACGTAATCTCTACAATGCATTGTTTATTATTAACACTATTGACTAGTTGGGAAATGTTTACTTTACGAAACGGTTTTCCAAAAAGGCCATAAGTAATAGAATCTAAAAATGCAAAAGATTTTCCACTTCCATTATTTCCACATATCAATGTAGTAGCATTTTTTGCCAAATCTATCTGTGTGTAATTATTACCGAATGATCCAAAATTTTTAAACTTGACTGTCTTGAATTGTATCATTTAATTTATTTTCTGGAACTACCATGGATCTAAATTCAACATTCGTTTCGTTTGTTGTATTTTGTGTTTCGGGTGCGACGTTTCCAATATCAGAAAATATCATAGACCGATTTACTGTTATTTTTGGACTATATACAGCCAATTCTGCCTCTTCTTGTTTTGCTTGTTGTGCTTGTTGTACTTTTTGTGCTTGTTGTGCTCTTTGTCGTTCTTCGCACGAAGAACAACCTTTAGTTTGGGGGTTTGGTTTCGTCGCTTGTTCTTCTCCAGTTGGATCAGCTTTCAATCGTTCTGCATAACCATGACCATAATACCATGTAATTTCTTCTCCTTTAGCAATATCTCTCAAAGAGGATAAAAATAACCTTTTCATAGCTTTATCATAAATCCAATATGCATTTGGGTTATCTGAGTGATTATATAACATGGCATTTCCTGTTGGAATGAAAAACGTATTACCGTGTTGGTTACATATTGCATCATTTTGTTCGCACGGCCACGTGAAAAGATATCTAGTTATAACATAATCCGTGTTGCTTCTAACTGTAGTATCTAATATAATAGCACTAACTTCTTCTATAAATTGACCAGATATTATATCGTTTTTAGCAAAACAACCAAGACCGTGTATTTTCGAGTGCCCAACATAACCAAGATTTTCGATAAATCTAGAAGGAACTGCTTTCATTGTTTTTTTGGTAATAGGATCTATGTAGTGTAGACCTGGATATCCTGCGTAAGAAGACGGAGTAGTACCAGGAAGATCTGGTTTAGCTGGCATAGGCACTTGAATCGTAGGTTGAACAGGAGTACCTGTTTCTGCGGGTGCGGTAATTTCTACTGGGGTAATAGTTTCGGTTGTCATGATGATAAAGCCTCCATATATAAATCTTTAATGATAAGTTTCAACTTATCTTTGTTCAAATCATTTTCTAAACTGTCAATCTCTTTATTTATAATACTTACAGTGTCTTCTGTTATATCTATTAAAGAATTTTGCATTTTTTCTGAATAATCATCAATAATCATTAATTCTTGTGTATCTATACTATACAATGCGTTAATGAATTTGTCAAACAGAAAAGGTTTATTTTTATTCTTAACAATAACCTTAAGGAACGAATTGGAATATTTTGACACATCCTCGGATTCTAATATATGCTCTATGGATGAAGAATCGTCATAATAAATAATATTGAATATATTGTCTGTGTTTTCTATGAACGTTAACTCACGGGTATCAGTATGCAACACATGAAATCCTTTGAGGGTATTTGCGTCACCAAAATTCATCTGATATTGTGTTCCAAGATAATGTATATTTTTCTTGGATTGTTTCATGTGGAAATGACCAGAAAGTATCATTTCGAATTTATTAAATAAACTTTCAGATATTCCACTATGATGTTTCACGCCGTTTATTACTTCAAATCCTATTATCTCAAAATGTCCCATCAGTATTGAGGAACTACAGTTTTGTATATAGTCGCAGTATTCTATTTTATTGGCATCATTGATCCAGGGTATGAGTGATATTTTTAATCCATCAATATCTATTGTTGATGGTGAGTCGTATAACGTTATATTAGAATATCCCCTGAATAATTCTTTCAATGAATTTACATCATTTGTATTTTTATAAAATGTATCGTGATTACCTAATATAATATGAAAATTTACCTCTTTTGGTATTTTTTCTAAAAATCTTTGGCGTACTTCTCTGAGAGTATTGAAGTTTATATATTTACGTCGATCAAAGAAATCACCCAAATGAATCATATGGGTAATATTATTTTCTTTTATATAAGGAAACACCACGTTTTCGAAATATGAGAGACATTTTTCTAAAAAGAAAGAAGAATCGTTTCTTACCCCAAAATGCGTATCATTAATAATTGCTATTTTCACAAAATCCTCATTATTATTCTTCGAAAAGATTTTTCTTCTTTCTCTTTTTTCGTTTCTTTTTTGGTTCTAGTTTTTCTAGATCAGCATCTGTTAATAAATTTTTAGAATAAGTGCTGTTATAATCTTCAAAATCTTTATCTCGAATCCATTTAGTGTATTCACCGTCTTCGTCGTTTATTTTCATCATCTTATATTTGATATAGGCCTGTTTCTTTTCTTTTTCTATTCTTCGAAGAAAGGCATAATAGATGATCTGTGTGAAATAAGAGAAAGGGTTTTTTGATTTCTTTTCATCAAAGTTATGAGCATAAAGAATACAGTTTTCTATTCCATCTCCTACCATATCTTCTCGAAATGGGTAGTTCATGAAATTTGGACGATAGGATAAATGTTCGGAAATCTTAATAAAACATTCTGCAATATAATTACAGACTGGTGGATTCTTTTCCCCACAATCTTCTGCTTCTCTTATTTGCCTTTTCCAGACAATCATAGCAGCAAGAAATTTAGCATTGTCTATGTATTGCTTTGTTTTCTTTTCTTTCATGGTAATAAGTATATCATCATTTTCAAAAAATACAAGAAATTTCTTGATTTTACTTGACGATTAGTTTACACTGCGTGTGTAGGGTATGAATAATGATGGCTGAGCCTAATTAAGTTACTTAGTGTAATCATCGCTTTTAGGATCTGGGTTCCAATCCGTTAATTTATTACCAAAGTCGGGGCGATGCTTTTCGTCCCCTGTAAATCGTAACTTCTTTTTGACTTCTTTTGCGATTTTCTTAACGTCATTGACGTTTATTATTCCTGATTCCATCAACTCAATGATTACTTCTGGTGGGAAAATCATACTCATTTGAATCATCGGCCGATCAAACATTTTATCTTTTGGATCTGGGAAAAAATCATCATGTAGATCGCCAGGATTTGGCATCATATTTCCCATAATTTTATCCATTATTCCCATCATCTCTTTTTCAAAATCCTTTGGGTTTAGTTTTTTTTGTTTTAAATCCTCCTCAGATGTAGGAGGTTCTTGTTTTTTAGTTGGTTTTGGTTTAGTCGATTCCTTTACCTTTTTCAACTCTTTCATATATAAATCTTTTGCTTCTTTCGAAGGAATACTCATACCAGCAACATGACTAGATGGTATGACTATAGTCTTAATATGAGTTAACATCAACCAATCTTTTATAGTAGTAACATCATAAGGCAATCCAGAATCAAAATTGACCATAGTTGTGGATTTAAAAATATAAGGATCTATTAGAGTATATTTTGTTTTTAACTTGAAACAAACCGTCGAAATCACATCTTCACCACTCTTTAACTTCAATATTCTACACTTCATTTATTATCTCCTAAACGAATTAAACGTTTTAAAAAAGTGAACTTCTCATTAGTATATATAATAATCCTATCATCTAGATGTCGCAGGGCATGGTTGCGATATTTTTTGTGCCTTAAATCATCACCTATATCATATACCGTAACCATATCTTTGTCTTCTGCTTTACGCAAACCTCTGCCAATCGATTGTAGGACTCGTATAACTGATTTAGACGGTGATGTGAAGATGATGTTTTTGATGTTTTTGATATTAATTCCTGTTGAACACGTACCATAACTTGCAACCAAAAGACAATTATCTTCTTTGTTTACTATTTGTCTGATACGTTCTCGATCATCTGCAAGAGTATTTCCACATATCATATAGGATTTTTTATTAGATTCTTTTTGAATATCACGAAATAAAGGCATTCCGTGTTTTTCGACAAAATTGAATAATAACAGCGTATTACCTTTAAGGGTGTGTGCAAGTGTTTTAATAAAGGTGTTTCTTTCTTTATTTCGTACTAACCAATCTAATTCATCTTGATATTTTGCACGTTTTATTTCTTCTACTTTATCTAACGGATATTGTAAAATCAAGCATTCGATTTTGAGTTGAGATAATAGATCCTTGTCTATTAGATCTTTGGTAGTAGTTACAGAAAATACTTTACCAAACAAACCTTCTATCACTAATTTGTGTACATCTGTGCCATCCAATGTTCCAGTAGTTCCTATTCTATAATCACAATCTTTCAGTTTTGTCATTATAGCCGTTAGAGATTTGGCTTTGAACAAATGACACTCATCTCCGATTACTCCACCAAATGTATTAAAATACTCTTCTGGTTGTTTGTATATACTTTGCCAAGTAGAAATTACCACTCGTTTAGTGGATATCTTTTCTTGACCTGAATATATTACATGACATTCCTTCCCCATTTCTCCAGAAGAATAGTCTTTGAAATCATATAACATTTGTGCAACTAGTCCTG